TTCAGATTTTAGAGGGGTTCGTATAGCACCATCTTGCCATTCGTCTCTACGTCTACGACCTTGCTGTTCAATCGCATACGATTGTAAAGCTCTTTTAAAAGATCCTTCGTAATATTGTATCATATCTGGAGGACCTTTCAAGTAACCATATGCTTCTACCAGACATCCATATAAAAGTAAATCTTGATATTTATTACTTGTGTAAGTTCCATTTGTAGCTGCTGGGGCTACAGTAGGCTGTGTTGTATTGGTTAAACTAAGAGGTTGTTTGGTAAAAGCTAGGGTTATTGAAAAAGTTGCGTTTGGAGTAGGTGAAACAACCCAAAATTCTGCATCCCAATTAGCATAATATTTAGGAATACCTGAAGAAGTACTGGGTGTGTTGTAATATTCTGCCATGTAGGAAGTATCTCTTTTTTCTAAAAAAGTTTGTTCTCCAGCAGAATTAGTTAATTGAACATATCTAATAAATCTTAAATCTTCAGGAATAGTTACAAATCTATTTCCATTAATTAAAGACGAAGTAGAATAAAATCTATTATCATCAGAATCTGCATCTCTATAAATTCTATTTTCAGAATTTTTTATTATGGTATTTAAAAGATTATTTGTTAATACCGAATCATCTACTTCTGTATAGCTTCTAATATCATCTTGTAAATTTGCTAAAGTGTATGCCATAATTACGGTGTTAGAGTAACTGGTCCTGCTGTAACACTCATCCCTCCTGATTTTTCAGTTACAGTAGGATTAATTCCTAAAGTAAAAGAATATGTATTTATATCTATCACAGTTATTGAAAAACCGGAAGCATTTTCGAATACTGTAAAAGCCACGCCTCCTGGACTTCCATCAACATTTCTAAATACAACTACATCATTGGTAAGTCTTCCATTAGAAGGTTCTGTAACAGTTATTGTTTGTGACCCTGAAATAATTTTAAAAGGATCTCCAGGTAATAAATTTGAAGTTGCAGGTTCTATTCTTGCAGGTCTTGATTTAGGAAGGCCTTGAGGATCTCCAGCATATCTAATAGGCTCTAGTTGAGGCTGTTTAGATTCATATTCACTAACGTGAACAAAAGAACCATTCCATTCAGTAACCATTTCCCTATATGGAAAAGCTAAACCTGACCTATCTGAAATTGCTAATGCGTATCTTCCTTTAGATAAATTAGACATTTGGATAATAAGTTTTAGGGGTTATAAAAGAACTAGATTCGGAACCATCCTCAGTTAAAGCTCTATTAAATTCATCTTCATATATAAGTTTTAAAGGTTGTAATCTTTCAGGTGCAAATTTAATTGCTAAATAATAAGCAAGTCCTGATACCATACAAGGTACAAATCTATAAGGTACATCTGCAGCATTAGTATAAGCTCCAGAATCTTGAATTCTATTTATGTAATAAAAATTTAAAAAATCTCCAACTTGTGAAGCTCCTGGAGTTAAATATACAGTAATACTTACTTTATCAATAAACCTTTGAACAAAGTATTGTGAAGTTTGACCTAAAGCTGTTTTATTAGAAAGAGCCTGATATGTAGATCTACTTATTTTTGTAAGAGGAGAATCTATAGAGGAACTATTTCTGTAAGAAGCTTCTAGTAAATCTCCAGCCCCATAAATAAAAGAACTATTATTAAAACAATTGTCGTCTGTTAAATGAGTTGCTGCTGCTGTATTGTTTGCCCCTCTAGTACATCCTGTAAACGTATTTGTAGAAGATGTAATTCCAGTGTAAGTAATTTGTTCTGTACCTATTAGTAAAGTACCTGTAGCTGGAAAATTTGAAACAGAATCTACAACAACTGTTGTTTGATTATTTGTCATGTTAGCAAATAATGGGCTAAACATAGCATCTGAAGTTCCGTCTGTTGCGGAACGAAAAATGTCGTAAGTATTTTTACCATTAACTAAACTAATAGTATTGTTTGCAATTTCCCAATAATGAAGACCTCTGTTTCCCCATTCTTGAAACATAATGTTTAAAGAACGTCTAGCTCCTTTTAATTGGTATCCAGAAACACCTTCAATACCTATTCTTTCGTAAGCTTCCTCAACGATATCTGCAATAGAAAAACCTTTTTCAAAAATAGTTGTTCCTGAAGTTATGTTAGCCATGATTATGTATAAATAATTGTTACACCTGGAGTATCTGTTAAATCTAAATATACACCCTCTTTAAACAGGATACCTGAACCAGGGACATAAATAGATAAACCATCTGTTCCAAATTTAAAAGTACAAAGTACAGTTCCTGAAGATCCTCCATCTCTTAAGACAACTACCGCATTAGCAATGCCTTCTGCTTGAATATAAGTTACCCTAGCTCTTTGAGTTGTAGGAACCATTTGACCATCAGCAGTTCTGTGTGCTACCGACTGATCGCTTGAAAAACTTGATCCACCTGACATATTATTTCTCCTATTATGTTAAACTTGGTCCAGAATATTTATCTGTAAATAAAGTATAAGCAGTTACATTAGTTTTAGTTTTACAAAAAATTCCTTTAGGAAATAAAATTCCATCTTGTGGAAAATTTAAAGTAAGTACATCTCCACTAGGAACATCTGATAATAATAAAGTAGTTCCTGAATTTGAAGTTGTTGTAAGTTCTAAAATACCTGCTCCACCGCCATCTGATGCAATTGATATTGCTCTCAACCTAATGGGTTGAGCAATTATTGCTGTAGCTCCGGCTGATGCATTTGATCTTGTTGCTTGTATATCTTGTGCCATATTATATCCTGTTAAAATTATGTAGAGCTCCCGAAGGAGCTCTACAAATTAATTATTATGCTTCTTTTGCAAATACACCTTGAACATCAACAACTGTCCAATGTGCTGTTGAATTTAAAGATGCAAGTACAACAAAGTCACCAACTTTTGATGTAGCTTTTGTATTGATAAGATCTTTGTTATCTACTAAAGATCCAGCATACAAAATACCATCATTAGCATTTGGGCTAATTGTTAAAGCATTAGTTCCGTCTGGAGCAGTGTTAACAAAAGTTACAACTCTTCCAATTGAAATTGCAGGTAAAGTAAATACAACACCATCTGTAGATGAAGTAATTGTTTTTCCTGAATCACCATTAGCTATTGTGTAGTTTGCTGATTTGTTTTCTAGATTAAACCCAGTTAAACCTGCTTCGTTAAATTTACCTTGCAGTACTGGTCCTCTAAATAGTGTTTGTGCCATGATTGTTCTCCTAGTTAAATTCCACATAGTCTCTAGGCCGTCGACTATACTGCGTCTATGCAGAATATTAATTTATGTATAGTGTGTAATTTGTATACTACTTTTGAATAGAGTGCAAGAGATCCTACAGTGTGGAGTGAATTTCCAACGATGTAGCTTGTTAATTAAGTAGCTACTGAAACTTCTGGAGCAACGTTTTCAACGTTGTTTTGTAAATGGGCTATTCTAGCTTCTTCTAGCTTGATGTCAGTAATGATTTCTTTAACTTTATCATCAATTCTAACCATGTTAAGAGTATATCTATTATTATCTAGATGCTCTTGTTCCCACTTCAACTCCAAGGACCTTTTTGCTTTGTATAGGTCTTGTATCATAAACAACCTCCTCAAAAGTTATTCTATTTAATCCCGTGTGATAGCTTTCTCCGAGATCTTCCCATTTTATACTGCTTTCTCCTAGTTTGTCAAGTATTGCATTTTCAACAGATTTAGAATTATCTTCTGCTAATAATTCAAATTTAGCATGATGATTGTAAGCCCATATATTTATAAGAAGTTTTTTCATGTATTCCTTTATTACTTTCATAACGAGGCGGGAAAATCCCGCCTCATCATATTTAATTATTAAGCACCTTCTGATGCAAAAATACCTCTAAAGTCAGAAACTCCAAAAGAGTATCTTTCTCTAGCTTTGTATCTTACATTACCAGTGTCGAAGTCACCTTCCATAGCTGTTTTAATAGCTGATCTTTGGAAGTACTTCATTCCATTTGGAACATCTGTAGTGATAAAGAATGCATCTGGATCAGTTAAGAAATTGTTAACCACATAACCTTGTGGAACCATTCCCATTGATTTAATTGCATTGATATCATTATCAGCAGTACCAACTCTTTGGTCAGACTTCATAAGTCTCTCAGCAGTAAATTGAAGCTCAGATGGAATAATCATTTTCATTCCTCTTGCAGCAATTTTTAGACCTCTTTCGTCCGTCATTCCAGCGATGTCTATTAAAGACTGCTCTAATGAAGTTTCGTTAAGATCTGACTGAGTAGCTAGTGTATTAGCTACAGTACCATTGATAGTAGGGTGAGAAAGGTTAAATAGAGAAACTCCATCACCTGAATCATAACCATCAGTAGTAGGTAGACCTTGAGTTAAAGGATTTACCGCTTTAACTTGTTTAGTCTGAGCCATTGATCTAGCTAGCGCTTTTGTATATCTAGACGCAAGTCTATCATACAAGTTATCCTCAATCGCTTCTTCAGTGATTGCGAATGCTAAAGCTACAGTCTCATGAGTGTATCTTGCTGTGTAAGTCTCTTGAGCATTGTCAAAAGTTACGCCAGAACCCTCAGGTTTAACCTGTGCTGAAGCAAAACCAGATAACATTACTTCTTCTTCAAACGCTCTGTCTGATGATTCAGTATCGTATATCTCAGCGTGCTGATTTTCGTAGTTTTTATATTCCAAGCCAAATAAAGCATTTAAACCTGGTTCTAGTTCTTTTACTAGTTGTCCTCTTGATATAGCCATTATATTCCTACCGTTCCTTTTAAGAAGTGTTCGTTAATAATAACTACTGCATTGACGTCTGCAACGCCCGCAGCATTATTTTGTGGATCTTTCGAAATCCCGATCACTCTTAGTTGTGCTGTAGCAGTTTTTAGATCTGAATGATCTAATTCTACTTTTGATATATAGTTGGGTGTTGCACCAGCTGCATATACTATATCAGCATTTAGTCCAACTTCCGCTACTGTTAGTGCAGCGTCCGATTGTACTTCAAACCTTTCATAAGGATCATCATGTACGAATCCAACAATATCTGTTGCTGTGTTAGATGCCGCTAAGTGATTAGCCCATGTAGGTTTGTTTGTAGAAGCGTCAGTATAGAAAACACCATTAAGGGATCCTAATAAGACAGCCGCTGCTGTACCAACAATAATTTTACCAGTTGCCGCCATCATTATGGGGTCATTTTGGTATATTGCTGATGAACTAGCTGCGATGCCATATTCGGATAAACCCTGGTTATCTCTATTCTGGCCAACTTTTCCTATTGCTCTCAAACCGAAAGCATTGTCTTGATTTGTTAGTGCCATTATATTTATCTCCATTTGTAACTAAAAATTAGTTACGGGTTAAGTTTATCCAGTGGTCGTAGTAATTGTTAAAAAATTAACTTTTCTTTGAGCCACCGAAGGTAACACGAGATTGTCTATCAACATTGATAGGCATACTCGAATGCTGTTCCTTCATAAGATCGTTGTCCATTGCTTCAACTTGCTCTGCAGATTGCGCAGCGTAATGCTTTGCTCTCTGTTCAGCGATCTCTTCAGGTACCCTTGTCAGCACAAGGCCGCCAACTCCGATTACTCCCGAATATTTACCGTCTTCAACAATGGGGAAATCAGCATCAGGGTATTGATCAGCTCTCACTAATTCATAACCTTGTCTAAGTCTTTGTGATACGTTTTTAGTATCATTAAAACCTAAAGTCTCTGCTCTTACCCACCTATGTCTGAAGCCTGTAGGTGCGGGTGGTGCATCTAAAGCTGATGGTGGAGTCCAAACTTTTTTTTGAGATGTTTTTTCTCTTGTTTGACTCGCACGTGAGGTTCTCTTATCTTCATTATTATTTTCCATATGCTTATGCCTCCTTCGTGATGTTTAATTGTTTTGCATACTCTTCTAGCGGCACACCTAATTTTTTAGCAATTGCTACTTGTGATGATGTGAGTCTCACTGTTCTGCGACCTGTTTTTGTACTTCTTCTAGCCGAAGCTACATTCTGTACCGGCTTAGTCGTTTCTACCGTATTGCTATTATTAACAAATTTCTGGGGAAATTCAAGTCTTATTCTCTTATCTATTTCAGAATAATACTCGTCGCTTGTAGGGTCAAAACCTTCTTCATCTGTTAACTTCTTATGTAGATCAAAAGCTGTATAAGTCATGGCGTTATCTTGTCCAAACCATGAGTTTTTACTAGCCCAATTTTCAGCTTTAGGATCAGGGTTTCCCTGGGCCATTGGCTGTCTAGCTAAGTTAATATCTGGAGTTTTTACCTGCATTTCTCTTTTTTTATTATATTCTTCCTGTTGAGATTTAGTTTCTGCAAATCTTGCATTTTTATAACCCAATTCAGAAATCATAGTTTGAGCTTCAACTTCAGCAGTTATATCACCAGCATCTCTAGCTGCTAATAATTTAGCTTTAGCTGCATCTAAACCATTTTTAATACTCTCTTCAGTATTTTTAAAAAACAAAGGTTCGTATCTAGACATTTTATCGTCAGTCTGTTTCTTAGCTGCCATTACTCTTTCAGCATAAGTTAGAGCTTCGTCTTTTTGTCTCTCTGCTTCTCTCCATTTTTTAGTTAGTTTAGAAATTCTTTTTTGAACTCCATCACTATACTGTTCTACTTCTTCTTTGTTTTTAGGTTCGTCAGTCTGAACATCAGACTGCTCGTTAGATTTCTCAGGTGAGTCTTTAGACTCAACACTGTCTTCAGTAGTTGTTTCATTTGATATCTCAATGTTATCTGTTTCTGTATTTGAATTTTCTAATTCAATCTCTGTATCTGGACCCGATGTATCGATGTCCACTGTTTTTTGTCCTTCTGGCATAGTTTGTTCTCCTTCTATGTTTAGTATTTATGAAGTATATCTTCAGGGTTATCTATAGTTGCTAAAACTTCATCATCATTTAGCAGTCTTACTTCTCCACCGTCAATTTGGATCCTGGATCCAGCATAACGAGCAAAGATTACCCAATCACCCTTCTTGCACCAAGCGCCTTCGGGGAATTTAGCTTTATCATAAGCATGTGGCCCAACTGCAAGTACCAAACCACAAGTAGATCCTACTTGTTGTTTTTCTAAAGTGTCTTGTCCAAAGTACAATCCGCCTTTAGTTTTTTCTGGCATTTTAAATGGAAGAATAACTAATCTCCATCCAGTGGGTTGTGGTAATTTTGTATTTTCTTTTGATTTTAAACGTTCATACCCTTCAATTTCTTTTTTGTTGGTATCTTCGTATTTATCTAAGAGTGCTGATTTAATCTTTGGGACGTCCGATTTCAAATTCGATGATGTTTTCGTCGTCTCTTTCGTTTTCTTTTCCATGAGCTTGCTCCTTAGGTTCTAGCAGGTTAGAGATTTCCTGAGATATTATTAAATAGGCTTGTGCCTGTCCCAACATATACTTGTATTTCTCCATGTTGTCAATACCACCACCAATCATAGCATCAGCTACATTTTGATAGGCATCTTTTAAATATTTCTGTATTCTAGTTATTACTACTAATTCTTCATTTAACATTTGCTTTTTTACCTTTATTTTCACCTTTCTTGATTATATAGTCTTGAGTACCATTAGCTCCTGTTTCTACTTCTTTTTTCAGGTCTCTAAATAAACTCATCTGTCTTAACTTCTTATAATTCTCTTTTAAAAAAGATTCTATTAATTTAGTATCTCTCATTTTTTACTTTTATTTTCTTTTTAGAGTTACATTTACATCTAGGAGCAGTAAACCATTCAAACAAATTGTCAAGGATCGCAAAAAATTTATTAATCATTAGCAATTCCATTTTCTTAAAGATTTATTAATTCTGCTATTTGGATCTCTTGCAGTCTTAGCTGAAGTACGACTTTTTTTCATTCCTGACATTCTTGCACAAAAAGATTTTCTACGTTTAGCAGCTTTAGATCCTTTTTTAAGTTTAGAGGGTTTTGTTGTAACTGCTGTTTTTAATTTAGAACCTGGATTTGCTTTTCTGTAAGAAGCAACACCTTTTTTATTAAGTCCACCTGATTTAGATTTGCCTTCTTTTCTAGTCCACGCTGGAGTAGCCATTACGCTCTTCTAGTTTTTTTCTTTTTAGGTTTTTTTGCTGTCTTAGCACTATTTACAAATGCTTTTTTTGTTGGTGCACCTTTAGATCCAACTTTTCTCATCTTTTCACCTGAGCCAGCCTTGATTCTCTTTTTTTTAGCTGCAATGTTTGCATACAATCCACGTTTAGCCATGATTATAAAATAAAAGCTATGATTAAAACAATAGCTGTTCCAATAACAACTTTTTTATGTTCTGTGTAAATATGTTTAGCTTCATTAATAGAAGTTCTTATAATTTCTAACATCATTATGCCCTCACCATTTTAGCTATAGGTGATTTTTCACCTGGTTTTTTTTTCTTACCTTTAGCCATTAAAATTTTTTTCTTTAATGCATCTGGTAATTTTTTCTGTGCTGTTGTTAAAGTTTTTCCACCTTTTCCGTATTTTGTTCTCATCATTCCGCCACCCATTTTTTTTGTTCTCATCATTCCACCATTCATTTTTTTTGTTCTCATTATTTTTTCGATCCTTTAAATATCTGTGTGCCCTTTATACCATAAATACTTGCAACTACAAGGATCCATAAATTAGTAAACCATTTTGGTAGCTCTGAGAACATCTCAAAGAACAGTTTTACCTTGTCCATAGCGGTTGGATCATCTGATACGACTGCCCAGGCTAAAATTGCTATTGGCAAACTTAGAATTATTAAAACTGCCTCGTCCTTCCAATCTGATTGACGTGCTTCTAACAGTTTTCCTTGGTAAGCTTCTGTTCCAGCTGCCATTTTTGATGCGTGCATTAACTGTGCATCTGACATAGCTATTTTAGTTCTCTGTTTGTTAGCGTAAATTTTACTTCCAGCAGAGACGGCTAGTTTAATAGCTGAAAACCACATTGGTTAGTACCAAGTAGCTGTTTTATTTTTAGATGCTAACATTCTTCTAGTACCTTTAACTGAAACTGTTTGAGATTCGTTAGGCTTTGTCATTTCAACTGGTTTTTCAGTAAAAGAAATAACATCTTTTTTAGACATGTTAGTTTTGTTTTTATTTTTTATCATAATCACCTCTTTTTTTTAGTTTTTAGCTTGTTTTAAAGTTTTTTTCAACTTTATTCGTCACCGCTTCTCATTATACTAATATTAGGCATAGTATTCTGTGTATCAGGCATCAGGTCTTTTACGTTAGGTATACTTTTGCTTAAAATAGTCTTTTCAATAGAAGTATCAGCCCTCAAATTTGCTAATTCTTTGTTTTGCTCTAACTTATCTTCTTGATTAACTTGATTCATCATTGCTCTCATCTTATCAAGGTCCATTCTAGCATCATCATTTTTCTTTTTCTCAGCATTTTCTGCTGCTCTGATATCTAGTTCTCTTGCTCTTAGTTTAGCAATAGGATCATTGTCAAATTCACCTGTAAGTTTTTTCTCTTCCTTCATAAAGTCTTCCATCATCTCAGCAATCAATACAGCTTTTCTAGACTCTATCTTTTGAGTTGCTTGCATTACTTGTTGTTGAATCTGTTGAGCCATTTGTGGATTTTGTTGAGCTTGCGTTTGCATTTGTTGTAATTGTAATAGTTCATCTTTAAACTCTAGTTCAATTTGCTCTTGAGACATTATTGAAATGTGTTCAAAAATATTTTTCTCTAATGAAGACATAATCATAGGATTATTTCTAGCAATGTTAGTAGACATAAAATGTAAGTGAGCCGTAATATGAGCTCTGTGATCTTGTCCAGGGAAAGCTTGAAACTGTGCTCCACCTAAAGCATCAATGTGTTCTAATGCCGGATCTTTAGGCATAGGTTGTTGAGGCTTAACTAAAACTTGATCAATATTTTTTACACCTAAGGCTTCATACATATTTCTAAATGCTTCATACATATTATGCATCTGTGGATTAGATTGTGCCAGCTGCAATTCCGTCTGAGCGAGGGAAATACGTTGTGTCTGTGAGAAAATGTTAGGGTCGGCAACTGGCAATATATCTACCCTATCATCAAAGTCAGATTGTTTAATCGTCTTTTGACCCCCAACTACATCATACGGATATTCTTGGGGTAGATATAATTTGAATACTCTTGCTAGTAATTTAAATTCATTCTTTAGAGCAGAGTAAATTCTTTTGTGAATTGCAGACATAGTTCTTGAACCACGTTCTAATAATGCAACTGTAGTTCCAACTGCTGCTTGTTGATTACCGTCACCGACTTGTAAATCAGCAATAGATGCAAATCTTTGTCCTGCTGCTACTACAGTACCCATTAACGCTAATAACGTTTGACTAGGTTCTTTAAATGGTAACATCATAAAGGAATCTTTTAAATTTCCACCAGGTGCATCTACATCTCTAAATTCACCAGGTTGAATACTTTGGGCATCATCTCTAATTCTAATTCCTCGCATTTTAAATCCAGCGGGAAGATTAGATAATGTTCCTGCATCTAATAATTGTCTTAATGCTGAAGTTGCAGTTCTTGATAATCCACCAATCATGTGAATTAAACCAAAACCGTAAAAACCTAAACCAGGTAAAAATTTAAAGTGAACAAAATAATTTACTTTTTTCTTTTTTAAATCTCCAGGTTCATAATTTCTTTTAATAGAAAGTATTTCTCTTGAACCTTCTTCAAGAGTAACAATGTACGGAATTTTAATTCCTGTGGGCTCACCAGTCTCTTGGTCCATATCTTCAAAGCCTTCAAGATCTAAATCAATATGACACTCTAATAAAGTATAAACATCTTCCTCTTGTGTTTTTGAAACACCTTCTAATTCTCTCTCTTTTTTAGTAACATCTGATTCTGTATCCGCAGGTGTAGAAATATCAATGTCTCTATAGAAACCTGCTACTTGTTGTTTTCTTAAATCATTTTCTGAAATTTTTATTTTGTGAATAATAGCTTCTGCATCATCTAATGAAGTTGCACTATAAGGAACCATTAAATCATCTGCCGGTACAAACTTAGATACTGCACGTTGTTCTACTTCATCATAATAAACTTTTTTAAATGTAGATCCTGCTAATGGTAAATAGAAAAGCATAGAATCAAATTCAGGTTCATACTCTTTCATCTTCTCCATAATTTCATAGTTCATGAAATCTTTTACTCTTTGAGCTTGTTGAGTTTTTTCTGGAGTAGATAAACCCATAACCTGAGTTCTAACTGGACCATCTGCTGGTAATAATTCTTTGTAAGCTAACGCTTGAAATTGTGTAACTGCTTCTGCAAGAACGGGGTGAGTTGCACCTGAGGCTCCTTGAAAAGGTTCTGTTCTATTGTCGTATTTAAATCCTAAAAGATCTAGTCCTGTAATATAAGCTTTCTCCCAATCTTTTCTTGATGAAGAGTAGTCCATGTATTTACCATTAAGATCAGAGGCAATATCTCCTAAGATATCATCTGGTAAAAATTCTGCTAAGTTTGAATAATGTTCGTCACCACCTTCGGGTGATGCTGCTGCTGGATCTAAATTAATATCAACTGATCCATCTTCGTTTTCGGTAACGTCTACAGGTTCACCTTCAGCCTCTTCAATCTCTACTTGCTCTTCAGCTTGAGATACTAATTCTTCTTCTCCTGGAACACTAAATTCTTTTCTTGTGTTGGGTAGAGCTTTGTCTATATCCGCCATTTTTTATTTTCTCCGTATGTTTAATTATCTTAACAGTATTATAATCAATATTCAAGCCCTGGGGCTCGGGTCCAGATTTAGGTGGGATAGTTGTAGTTAGTCTTTTAGGAGGTATCATTACTTGATCCCTAAAATACCTGCTAGTCCGCCTTGTGCCAGTGTAATTTTAGTTTTATCTTTCTCTAATAAATCGGTCATCATACGCATCTCTTCAGAGTCGTTACTTAATTTTGTTTTCTTATTATAAAAATCTTTTAGCTCTTGTAAAGATTCAGGTTTTCTACCCATCTCTTTAATAAATTCTTTCATTACCATTTCTATTTCAACAGTAGGATCAATGGCTTGACTAGCGTCAGCCATTTCTGCTTTAACCATATCTGCTTCACCAGTGTTCATGATTCCTGAACCTTGGTTCATGGATTGAGGTCCATCGATACCTTGGTCTCTCATTATATCTTGTACATTTTCTTCGCCATCATCCATTGGCCCAAGATCCATAGGAATTTCTTGTATCTCAGATGTGTCTTCGTATTTTGCCATTTATTAATAATATACTTTTTCTGAGTGTTGTAAAGGCTCATCTTCATAATCATCTGGATGGCCTACTAAGCCTCCTTGTCTAAATCTCATCACTGCTTGCGTAGTAGAATCCACTAAGTCATCATGGTCGCCATAAGGAAAAGCGGCGCATTCTTCAATAACTTCTTGAGCAAACTCCATTTCTTTAGGTGCCCATATTCTACCAGATTCAAATAGAGGTGATACTGAGTTAACTCTAGTATGTTTATCATTACCTCTACTCGGTGTGAAATTTACTACAGGAATACCCATAGCTCTAAGTTCATAAGTAAGAGGTAGTCCAGATGCTTTTGATTCTACAATTACAGTTTCGGGTTGCCAATAATCATATTGCTCTTTAGCTACACGTCGTAGTTCTGGAAATTCGTATCGTCCCTTCAGTGAATCCAGGAGCATGAGGCATGGACCACTGTCCTCTGAAGGATGAAACACGCCCCAGGTGGTTATAGCAGAATAATCGGCGCTTTGTTTTTTCATAAATGCTGTATCATAAGATTGTATGATGTGATCTATTTTTGGAAGTTCATCTTCTTCCCAGTTTTTCCACCATTCTCTTTTTATTAATGCACCTTCATCACCTGTAGGATTTTGCATATATTGTGCATTCCATTTTGAAAGTGGAATAGAAGCACGTACTGATTCTAAATCACCAATGTTCCAATACTCGGGCCACAAAGGTTCTCCACTAGGTAAGATTGCAGGAAATTCTATTACTTCCCATTGATCAGCTTTAGGTTCTTTTTGAGCTGATATTAATCTTCCGGCTAAATCTTTCATGTTCCATCTAGTCATTACAATTACAATTGTTCCACCAGGTTGAAGACGTTGACGTGGACCTGAAGTGTACCATTCATAAGTTCTATCCAAAGCTTGTGCATTCAATGCATCTTGCTCAGTATGAGGATCATCAATAATTAATAGATCTGCACCCCGTCCTGTAATAGCTGAACCAACACCGGCAGCATAATATTCTCCACCTTGTTGCGTTTCCCATTTACCAGCGGCTTGTGAATCTTCTTTTAATCTAGTTTCAAATACTTCTTTATATTCTGGAGTGTCCATCAGAGCTTTAGCTTTACGTCCAAACCTCACAGATAATTCAGTTGTATTAGTAGATTGAATAATTTTTAATTTAGGATTACGACCTACCATCCATGCTGGAAGTAAGTAAGATGCAAATTCAGACTTAGTATGTCTAGGTGCCATATTAATAATAACACGTTTTGTTTTACCATTAGCGATATCATTAAATTTTTTAGCAACTTGTTGATGGTGAGAGCCTTCAATAAATTCTGGCCAAACGTGTTTAACGAATGCCATGAAATCTTTTCTAATATGAGATTCTTTTTTCTTATCTTTCCACTTAGACATATACAAAGCTAATTGTCGTTTAACGTCAGGTGGTAACTTCTCAAACTTTTTTAATTTATCTATATCCATAAATGCATCCTAAAAAAAATTTTATAATATTTTTTAGCTATGTGTTTTAAAAAAGGGAAAGTAATTCTCAGTTATAAATCTATAAAAGCTTATATATACACTAATATATAACATCCCTATCTATCCCTAAGCATAATCTATTATATACAAAAAGTCAAAAAACCAGATAGGCCTGGTACCTCTATCACTACCCGAGCGCAGCCGAAGGCTGTGCTCGATCTATATGTGCACAACGCTGCGACATCTTGTCGCAGTAAAAAAAAAAATTCGGTGCGACATTTTGTCGCATGGTATAAATATCGCAAGTGCGACATCTTGTCGCATTGACACAAGATATAGTGGGTGCGACATCTTGTCGCATTGACACACTATGAATATCGCAAGTGCGACATCTTGTCACATTGACAC